ATCCTTGAGTGTATCCAAAAAGAAAGTGGGTCTCATCTCTCCTTGTTTAAGCCCTTGTAATCGGTCTTGCAACTTATTTTCTAAAAATTCTCCAGGGGTGTAATGTTTCGATCCGTCAGCATTAAGAGTTGACTCTAGAAACCCCTTTTTACCATCCTTCCCTTGGTCCATCTCAATATATGGATAACCTGGCGATGTAGATACGTCGATTTGGCGTATATAATCGTCTCCAGGTATTCCATTTATGGCTTCATCAATAGTCAAAAGCCTAGCACTATCCTTATAATCGGAAGGCAAAGCCATTATCATATTGATTACGTCCGTTGCAGCTTGATCCAACATCCATTTTGGTATAGGTTTCTCAAATCCTGTATTCTTAGATGTTGCTATCGCTAAAGCCGAATCTGCACCTCTTGTGCTAAGATCTGCTGGAGCTGTTACGGGATCAACGTATTCTCCAGCAAACATAGATGGCTTTATAATTGTTCTATGTGGAATATATCTAGTATTCCCTGATGGTGTACCACCAATAATCATAAGATTCTGATCAACATCAGCCTGAGCGCACGGCATCCCCAGGTCAACCGGGGCTGATGTTATAACGCCTAGTTCTGACATAGCTTCACGTATGATTTCCTGTGTAACAATAGTGGCATGCCCTTGGTCTTTGTACGCGCACACATGGAACCCAATAAGTTTATTTTGCACAGTTGAGTCCATATGGGCTACTAACGTTCCACAATCCCCATCTTCAGTCACGGCCGTGTACCCAACACTACGAATAATATTAAGCATCACTGCTTTATGTTCTGAGTGAGGAGCAAGATATGACACTTTCCCGTGAAATTTTCCGTCAACTAATACCGACATAATCCGTGAGATCTCAGTCTCACTTGTGCCACATGCACCATGTAATAACTTCTTAACATTCACTTTTGATAATTCTGCGTCAGTAATAAATTGATGGATCACACTTGGGAAAGATGGACATTGGTGCGATAATTTAATAAATGCTACGTCTATCTCAGGATCTACCACCATGTCCACATCCCCTAGGGCGAAGTCATATCTTCCCCCGGCTGGCTTAATGACTGATAATATCTCATCATTAAGCAACAAATCGGGATCCTCCAGTCCACTCTGTAATAAATGGCTCGGCGCTAACAATAGGTTATTTGTGAGCATCAGCCCATACAATCTATTGTTTCGGAACTGTAATCTAACCATATTAGTATTAATTAATTTTTGCATCACCATTGTCGCTTTAACATCGGAAGTACCCTCTGCCCTATGCGGGATGGTACGTGTGAACTTCCGTGTAACAGCAACTCGCTTCGTCGCCTGGTCCCCTGATAAATTCGATTCTGCCTTCTTTTTACTAAACCTCGAAGTTTTGGAGACCACTCTTTTGGTAGCCATATCTCCGGATATCATTGACTCCGCAACATCATCAGACCTCTGCCACATATAATATGCGAAAGCGGCCGAGATGGCTAGAGCAATTGTTCCAGCTATACTATACCACATCTGATTCTTTCGTGTAAGCCAAGGTATATCGCGTACATAATCTACGACTTTACGATATAACTGACGCACCTCAACGGCGCAGTAGCCGATCTTCGTTCCCATTGTTCTCAGCTGGGATACTGTCCATAATTGGAGTCGTGAAAATCTTGATTCTTTCTTCTCAACTACCAGTTCGGGTCTCGCATCCGCTTGAGGATTCTTTCTCTTGATATAAGTATCTATCATGGACCGCTTAGCATGGAGTTTATGCCAGTGAACCACGGCTAAATCTATAAGTTGATCATATGTTAACGATTTCACAAATTGGGGATGAGCTTCTTCAGTTCCTGATGTGTACAAATCAAAAATGTACACTTCAGGACACATCGTTATTTCCCCATACTGTTGTATAGCATACTGTGTAATTTTATCAACGTCGGCGACACCATTATTAAGAAATTCGCGCTTCATGCGAACTTCCACAAAAATATCTCGCCGTCGCATTATAGCCCCAAGAGATTCAATGGGTGGACCACGTTCAACATCGTTATTAGACGTTATCAATATCAGTGGTGACGTAAACCACGTATTCGATTTCGCAGACAAGTCTGCCATCTTCAAAGGATATGGCAATTCGTTCTTAAGGTGCAAAAAGTCCAATAAAGCTGTCTTTAGATCCTGAGGATCTGTCGACTGCAACATATCGTCAAAACACACCACTTTCTGGTGGTTATATCCATCCCAGTGGTCCTGTGTCTCATTTCTTCTATAATAGTCTACTTCTGGGTTATAATTAATGTTAAGTTTTTGGAAAAGATCAACAGGTATCGTTTGCGCCAAAACTGACTTCCCCTGTCCTGTAGATCCTTTCATGAATATGACCAGAGGTTCTGGTCGAGCTTGGGGAGTAACAGCAAAAGCTTTAGTTTCCCGAGCCATTTCCTGGGCTAGACGAAATACTAAGTTAAACGCCCCCAT